GGTTCCTCGGCCTCGGCGGCGTCCACGACCTGCACCTCGGCGGCGTGGCGGCGCACGGTGGCCGGATCTACGCCGTACTTGGCGGCCACCACGTCGGCGGTCTTTGCAGAGTGCGCATTTTGCGCACTCTGCTCCGTGTACTGGTTCGCACCAGTCCCGCCGTGCGCTTTCTTCTTCGCCAGGTACTCACGCCCGCTCAGGTACTTTTTCCGTATGGGACCGAGATTGCGCCGGCCGAGCTGGTGCTCGGCAATCCAGATCAGTGCGGCGTCCCGGTCGGGTAGCGTGACGGATTCCGTGTCGAATGGGATATTGAGCCGCCGGCAGATGTCCAGCCGGTTGTGGCCGTCGAGCACGATGGCCGTCCCATCCGCTTGCGGCCAGACACGTAACGGATCCGTGCAGCCGTCAGCCGCAAGCAATGCTTCGAGCTGCGTGCGTTCCTCAGCGTCCAGTGGGCCGAGAAGTTCGGCAAACTCGGGGTCCACGACGGTCTGCGGGCGTGTCATAACAACCTCGAATCATCGAGTTCTTCGGGCAGCTCCGCCTCGCTGCTATCCGGCAGCGGGTCGATGGCGATCAGGTCGTACACGATCCGGCCGCTCTTGTCCGTGCTGGTCTTGTAGGTGACGATCACCTCACGGTTGGACAGGGACTTGGCCAGGGCCGCCGCATCGGCGTCAAAGGTATTGATCCACGTCTCCGCGCCCGTGGCTTGCGTGACCAACAGGCCGTAGCGGGTCCACGCCTTCCCGCGCGTCTCGCCCGACTTGGAGCTGATCCGGCTGAGCACGCCTTCCATAACGCCCTCGGTGGGCGCGGTGGCCGTGGCCGGAGCCACCTTCGGCGGCGGTGCCGGGGTTGCCTTCGGGGTCGGCTTCGGCACCTCGGGCCGGTGCGGCACCACTTCGATCACCGGCTGTGCTGTGCCGTGCGGCACCTCGTCAATTTGCAACTCGTCGGGATCGTAGTTGCCGGCGGCGCCGGACCACCCCAGCGACTTGAGGCCGGCGGTGATGGCTCGGCTGCGCAGCATGGCACGCGGGAACTTGCCGTACATGCCCGAGGCCAGCAGACCTGCCCGTTTGGCATCCTCGAAGGTGAACGTCTCCAGGTGCGTGTCACCATTCGGGTGCGTGAGTCGGAGGACGGCGGTCGTGTCGTCCAGCGTCTCGAAGATGGCGCGGCCGCCTTCCGCCTTGAATCGGGCGAGCTGGCTGTCCGCGTTCTCTGTGACCTTGCCCTTCACCATGCTGAGGGACCGAAGCGCACGCATCGGCGGCAAGCCCAACTCACGGCCGGCAAGAATGATCGCCACAGCTTGGCCGGGCGTCTTGATGGCGTCAGGCAAGAAGCCGGTGGGCACCAACGCCTCGGCCAGGCGGAACAGGTCGGTTAGGTTCATCTCGCCTCGTGGCGCCGGCTCCGCAACCGCCGGCAGATTATTCGTAGGCGTCTGGGTCGTCATCACTGAAGCCCTCCTTCTTGTGGCAGTCCGCGCAGACGGCGCGTCCGTCGGGTGTCACCCGTTGCTCGGCGTACCGCTCCACGCGCACCCCGCACGCCTCGCAGACCCAGCCGTCGGCAGTCAGCAGCTCGCGCTCGATCTCGGCCAGACGTGTGGCCGCGCGCTGGATCTCGTAGCTGTAGTCATCGTCGATCAGCCCTCGCCAGAAGGTCACGGATTCGACGGCGTCGCGGTGCTTCTTCAGGTCGTATCGGGTCAGCGGCATGGGACCACCTCCACCTCGCGCGCGGTCAGCGGCGGCACGCCGTCGGCGTCCAGTGCCGCGGACAGCAGGTCCGTCGTGATGAAGTCTGCCAGCCGGGGGTATTCGCGGAACAAGCCGTGCTCGACGAGGATGCTCTCCACGACGGTACGGATCACGGCCGGGCTGAAGTAGTAGCTGCCGGTGTTCGGATCTTTGAAGATGCCTGCGGTGCTCATGCGTCGTCTCCTTCCACGATGTAGTAGTAGCCGAGGCTCGGATCGTCGCTGATGTTGGTCCCATCAACGGTGTGCTCGCGCAGGAACTCCTCGGCGGCCTCGCGGGTGAGAAAGCGAGCCTCCACCATCGGATGGTGGCCGTCCGCGTGCCACATCACCACATGCTCCTGCTCGGTCATGCGAGCACCAACGCGAGCGTGGCGTGGCACGTCTCGCACGACGGCTCGACGCCGGTCAGTGTGGCGAACTCGCGGGCATCGGCCACCGTCAGCCTGTCCATGCGTCCACCGGACAGGTCGCGCCGCATGCCCGAGCACTGCGCCGTCACGCCAGCGTGGTCCTTGCAGGTGATCCGCCCATTGTCGCCTATCCATAACGCCTTGTGCATCTGTCCCTCCTTGCGATGGCACCGGAGAAGGCGGCGTCCGGTGCCGTTGCCTGCCGCCCCAGGGCTGTCGTCTGCCATCATCTCTAGCGCACTCACGAATGTTTGTCTACAAGAAAACAGCAGCTCGCAGAAAAAAAATACACCATCTTTTCCCTTGCAGGCCGCACCCCACCTATGGTAGACACGCCGCATGACTACCACAAGGCGAGGGCGGGGACGGCCGGCCCTGCCGCCGAATGACAAGCGATCCGGCCGGATTGAGTTTCGGGTGACACCATTGGAGCAGCAAGAAATCGAGGCGCGGGCGCGGCGAGCCGGGTTGGCCGTTCGCGACTATGTGCGCCAGGTGCTCGGGTGGGAAGTGCGGGCGGCATGACTGATAGATCTGTCTACATCGCCCATCGCGTAGACACCACACGCGGAGGCACACGATGACGGTGTGCCAACACGACGTTCGATCCGTGCGGAATGATATGCGTGGATTTGTCTACATCATCCGCGAGCGGCGCACGGCACGATATAAGATCGGCTGGACCACGAAGAATCCCCTATTCCGGGTTGTGGCGCTGTCAGTGAATCTATCCCGCGATTTAGAATTGCTATGGTGGACACAAGCGCCGAGCCTGGCCACAGAGCAAGCGATGCATCGGTTGTGTCGGCGTTGGCGGCGCGCGCACGAGGTTGAAGCGCAGGGTCACACGGAATGGTTTGTGTTTAGAAGCCGTCGGGCGCGTTGGGTAGCTGGACAACTCGGCACGCTCGTAACGGGATTGCCGTGGTCCAGCAGGCAGCGACACGCGAGGCCACGGGCCGTAATACATGAGTGCTTCAGCAAGCCACTATTATTCAATCTGACGCCTGAGCAGCACCGGGCCTTGCGTGAGACGGCGCCACGGGAGGGGCTTACCATGTCCGCGTTCGTGCGGCGCGCGTTGGTGCGGGCCTTGCGCGAGGCGAGCTTGCGCGACCTGGGCGACGCATGAGCCACGCTCGCCTACCGCCGGCCGACCGTCGATCCGGTGCGCGTGGCGGCGGAAGCGCTGCGGGAGATCATGGAACATGACACCAATTGACGACTCATTGGCTTTCTTGTTGCGCTGGGCCAACGCCACCCGCGCCAACGGTATGCCGACACCAGAGGAATGCGAGGCGGACGGATACGAAGCACTCGGGCCAGCAGACCCGCGCTATCCCCATTCGATCCTGATGCGCAAGGCGGTGCGGGATGACGACTAATCACGCCTATTTGGAGTTTCTGACCACGAAGCGCGTAGTCGTTCCTCCCGTTGGATTTGCGATCGACCAATCAATGCTGAATGCGCAATTGTTCCCATTTCAGCGGGATATCGTGCAATGGTCCTTGCATCGCGGCCGTGCGGCGATCTTCGCCGATTGTGGACTTGGGAAGACGCCCATGCAGTTGGAGTGGGCGCATCAAGTTGTGGTGCACACCGGGGGCCGCGTCATCATCCTTGCACCGCTCGCCGTCGCCGCGCAAACGCAACGGGAAGGCGACAAGTTCGGTATTCCCGTGACTACCTGCCGCACCGCTGCTGACCTTAGAGATGGCATCAATATTCTCAATTACGAGCGACTGCACCACATTGCCGATGAGGAGTTTGCCGGCCTTGTGCTGGACGAATCCTCCATCCTTAAGTCATTCGATGGATCAACGCGGAAGCATATCACGGAATGGGCGCAGTCGATCCCATTCCGGCTCGCCTGTACGGCAACGCCAGCTCCCAACGATTTGATCGAGTTGACAAACCATGCCGAGTTTCTGGGCGTGATGTCGGGCAAAGAAATCATCGCGCTGTGGTTCACGCAGGACGGCAATACAACCCATCAGTGGCGGTTGAAGGGCCACGCCCGACAGGATTTTTGGCGATGGCTCGCCTCATGGTCTGTGGCGCTGCGGATGCCGTCGGACTTGGGTTACGAGAATGACGGGTTCATCCTTCCGCCGTTGACGGTACATCATCAGCAGGTCGCCAGCGCACCAGCAGACGGCATGCTGTTCCCATTGCCAGCCGCGGGCCTGGCCGACGTGCGCGCGGCGCAGCGGGCCAGCCTGTCGGATCGCGTTCTCCGTTGCGCCGCGCTCGTGAATGCCTCCACGGAGACGTGGATTGTGTGGTGCCATCTCAATGCTGAATCCGATGCCTTACGTCGGGCGATTCCCGATGCCCTCGAGGTCAAAGGCAGCGATAGCGTCGAGGACAAGGAATCGCGCCTGGTGGCATTCAGTACTGGGCAGGCTCGCGTGTTGATCAGCAAGCCATCCATCGCCGGATTCGGTATGAACTGGCAGCACTGTCACAACGTCGCGTTCGTCGGATTGTCTCACTCGTATGAGCAGTATTATCAAGCCATCCGTCGGTGTTGGCGGTTCGGCCAAACGCAACCAGTACACTGCCACGTCATCGCCTCAGAAGCCGAAGGCTCTGTGGTGGCAACGATTGAACGCAAGGAGGCGCAGGCACGAGAGATGTTCGAGAACCTTGTGGCGCACATGGCCGGCTTGCAACTGGAGCAACAGGGGAGAGACGAAATGACGTATGCGCAGGATCTGGCGACAGGCGATGACTGGCGGTTGTATCTGGGGGATTCTGTCCACATGCTCAACAACGTGGCCGATAACAGCGTCGGACTTGCACTTTTTTCGCCACCGTTCCCCGGCATGTACGCCTACACGAACTCGGCGCACGACATGGGCAATGTGTCCTCGATGCGCGAGATGGTCGAGCAATTTCGGTTTCTGATTCCTGGTCTACTGCGGGTGGTCAAGCCGGGACGGTCGTGTTGCGTGCATCTGACGCAAGGCGTCGCCTTTAAAGGCACTGACGGATACATCGGGATCAAGGACTTTCGCGGACAGATCATCCAGGCAATGGAAGATGGTGGGTGGGTGTACTACGGCGAGGTGGCCATCGACAAGGATCCGCAGGTGAAGGCAATCCGCACCAAGGACGCGGGCTTATTATTCAAGAGTCTCGCCAACGATTCCTCGCGCATGCATATGGCGCTCGCGGATTATCTACTGCAATTTCGGAAACCGGGAGACAATGCAGAACCGATCCGTGCGGGGATTTCGGAGAAATACGAGAACCCCGGCGGCTGGATTACGCCAGACGAATGGATCGAATGGGCTGCGCCTGTCTGGTATCGCGAGAAGGCGGGAATCCCTGGCGGCATCCGCGAGACGGACGTGCTCAATGTGGCCGTGGCGCGCGATCAAGCCGACGAGCGGCACCTCTGCCCTTTGCAACTGGGCGTATGCGAACGGGCGATCAAGTTGTGGACCGCGCCGGGCGATCTCGTCCTCGATCCCTTCGCGGGCGTGGGGAGTGTCGGCGTCATGGCCCTCATGCTCAACCGCCGATTCGTGGGCGTTGAACTCAAGGACTCCTACTGGCGTACCGCACAACGCTACCTCAACGACGCCGTGAAGCATCGGACGCAAGGAGATCTCTTTTCTCTCGCCATGTCCTGATCGTTTCTATGCAGCGGAGGTGGCGGCGGATGGCGCTCTACATACGGCTCGAATGCGAAGTGCTCACCGACGCCAAGATCAGTTTGACACCCATCCATCACATGACATAAAAGGCGCGCATGCACCCGATCCCCGACGCCGACAAGCTGGTCATCATCGCGGCCTACGTGCCGCCACCCCTTGCCGCCCGGCTGAAGGCCGCGGCGCAGCGCGAGGAACGGAGCGTGTCCTACGTGCTGCGCCGGGCCCTGCTGCGCGAACTGGCCGCCCTGGAATTCGAGCAGGGGCAGCCGTGAAACGCTCGGCGTGGGATCATCCAAAGCTGTGCGATCTCGAAGCCGCGTTGGGTGTGCCGCGGTGGGGTGCGGTGGGCATCCTCGAAAGCCTCTGGATGTTCACCGGGAAATTCGCGCCGCACGGCAATATCGGCAAGCACTCGGACGTGGCGATTGCCCGATTTCTCGGCTGGACTGATCCGCCGGGCAGGTTGATCGACGCGCTCATGACTGCCGGATGGGTTGATGCGGACGATGTGGAACGCCTGGTGGTACATGACTGGCACGAGCACTGCGACGAGGCCACCCGCAAGCATCTGAGCCGCCAGCGCAATGAACATTCCGGCGGACAATTGCGCAAGTGTCCGGACGGTGTCCGGACGGTGTCCGGACAAATGCCGAAAGTGTCGGTATTGCCAGAGCCAGAGCCAGAGCCAGAGCCAGTAAAGAAAAAGACTTGGTCATCGACACCGATGACCGATTGCGCGTTCGATGCGTTTTGGCACCAGTATCCGCGCAAGGTGGCCAAGGTCATCGCTCGCAAGGCATGGCAGAAACTCAACCCTGACTCACCAACGACCGAATCGCTCATGGCTGCCCTGGCAGTTGCCTGCCGATCCCGTCAGTGGCAGCGGGACGGCGGCGAGTTTGTACCGCATCCGGCCACCTGGCTGAATCAACGCCGATGGGAGGACGCACCAGCCGGCAGCAATGGCACCGAGGCGCCGAGCCCGTGGGACCAGCCGCCGCTGTACGTCGATTGCCCGATCTGTCACGATGCCCATCGCAACTGGCCACCAGACCAACGCGAAACCTGCCCGAAGGAGGCACCCCCGTGAGGTGGATAGACTTCCAAGACCAACAACCGTTGCTGCGTTGCAAACAGTGCAGCAAGACCGCCATCGTGATCACAGAACTCGATGTGGCTCCCCACTATGCCAAGGCGTTCTGCGTAGACTGCGGCACGTTCTTCGACTGGATTCGGGCGCCGGAGAACGATGCGCAACGGCTCCGACTGCCGCGCGGCACGAAAGACGCAATCTGGGGTGAGTGGGACGGGCGTTGCGTGGCCTGCAATATGCACGCCGTAGACCTTGCCCGGCTTGGCATTGCGCGCACGGTGCAACACACGCCGCCGTATCGGGACGCCGCACACAGTGGCCGGCTGCTCCCGTTCTGCGATGAGTGCCAGCAAGATGCGACACGAGCCCAACGTCGCCATGAACGATTCCTCCGCAAACTCGATCGTGCGGACGCATGAGTTGCCTCGCTGCGGCAGAGCAGTACTTGTCGCGCGGATGGCATCCGATCCCGTGCCGTCCGCGGGAAAAGGTGTCTGTGATCCGGTGGCGGGATTACCAAGACCGCGCACCGACCCTTGCTGAAGTCCGCCAGTGGTGGTCCGCATGGCCGACCGCCAACGTCGCTATCGTCACCGGCCGTGGAGTCGTGGTCGTGGACCTTGACGGCGACGGCGCCGAAGCGTTGCTGGCCGATCACGGCATCGCGTTGCCGCCTGACGCACCCCGCGTACGTACAGGGCATGGCGAACATGTGTACTTGGGGTGCCCAGAGCAGATCCACAACCGGGCGGCGCTGTTCAGTACGGCCGGTCACAAGCCGCAAGTCGATATTCGCGGCGATGGCGGCTACGTCCTCGCTCCGCCATCTTTGCATCCGACGGGCCGCCAGTACGAGTGGCTCGTGTCACCAGTCGGTGAGTTGCCACCGATGCCCGATGCGCTCATGCGTGCGATGCGACATGCGCCGCAAGGCGCCGCCGCTGCTCCCGGAGCAAATGCACCCGGATGGGTGGCCGCGGCATTGTCTGCCGGAGTGTCCGAAGGGCAACGGGATACGATGGGCGCGAAACTCGCCGGGTACTTTCTAGCGAAGGATCATCCGCTCGATGTGGTGCACGCGATCCTCGCACACTTCGCCGATCGGTGTACTCCACCGCTTCCCGCACACGACATCCGCCGCATTGTGGCATCCGTCGCCCAGGCGCATGCCCGCAATCATCCGCCAGAACCGGACGCACCAGCCGACGATACTCCTGCCGTGCTC